CGGGGAGGAATGCAATATCTAAGTTATATATTACTTGAACAACTAAAAGACAGGATGGTATTCAGTCCAAAGTATGAATCAAGAGTAAAGATACTACTTCAAAAGGTACATGTAGTAGTATTTTGCAATGAAGATCCAGATAAAACCAAGTTGACAAAGGATCGTTATAAAGTATATAGAATACTTTAAAGTTTATAGTAAGGGGTAATCATTGTTTCCCACCTCATATTCGTAGCTCCTGTAACAAAATTCACAGGATCTATTGGTGTAAACCACGCCACTACCAAGAAAGGATTGTTTGGTGCAGTAAGAGTACCAGACTCAAATTGTAAGCGTTTGTTGATTCTATAAAATCGCTCCCATTTATACGTAGAAGCACTCGCCATAGTAGCTATATTAGAGTTTTTTCCACCCATAAAAATTCGTTTATGCGTAAGTATATTGTACTTGCTAGGGTTCACATTCCAGCACTTCAATGCTGAACTATATGCTGTAGCAGCAGGGAAATCGGCTTCTCTATCTTGCGTAAGATTTGTAGGATCTCTGAAGAAATCCGCAATTAGTTCCACAGTTCCGATTTGTTCTTTGTTGACGCATCTTAGAAATGCTATATGTAATTCTTGATCAAAGAGTGCGTCATTCCAAAATGTACAACATACTTTGATTCCAGAGCAAAATATATTATTCGATTTTCTTCCCGAATCCGTCGCGGGATTCAATTGCGGAAAGTCAATCGTTCTGAAATTCTGTGCGTTTACCGTCATAGTCACGGCAGACTGCGTAGTCATTTGCGAACCTGTTGTCCCCGCTCGGGGAGCGGAGCGACCCGAGCGGTACGGATTTTTTATCGATTTTCGAGTCCCGTTTCGTTTACGGGACTGGCTGACTCTATTGCCCCTCCTCTTTCCGCGGTTTGCGGAGCTCATTGCGCGAAGCCTATCTATTCCCGTAAGAGCCATCTGTGCTCCCTTTCCGTAACGGTTATAAGCCGTTGAAATAGTGTTGAACGGATTCTTTCCGTATTTAAATGCCTGTCTCGCCAAACGGCTGTCTAGCATCGCCAATCTCAACGCAGTTGACATTTTGTGGGACTAGTACAGATTATGAGTAAAAAAGTGAGCTGGTTCAGTATTACCCAGCTCACTTCTTCTCAACTCCTCATAAATGCAAAGTACTCGTTGGGTATTCACTTTAAATAATCCTACTCAAGATGAAATTAGCACCCTCTCCCATTTGCCGCAATGCGCTACCTACCTCGTCTTCGGGGAGGAGGTCGGTGCCTCCGGCACGCCTCACTTACAAGGATTCATCATTTTCTCAAGTCGAAAGCGCCTCGCATCAGTGCGCCAAATCGTTGGCCCTCGAGCGCACTGTGAAACAGCTAAAGGAACGTCTCAGCAAGCTAGAGATTACTGTTGCAAAGATGGAAAGGTTACAGAATGCGGTCTATTGCCTCAGTGCGGTCAAGGACGAAGATCTGACTTGGACGCCTTTTTTGAATGGGCAACCCAGTTCCATGGAGAACATGGACGCGCTCCTTCTCCTGCCGACATCGCAGAACAGCATCCCACCATTTTCACGAAATTCCCTCGCGTCATTGAGTGCCTCCGACATCGATTACCGCCTCCTAGACTTGTCCCCGATCAGGTTGAACTTCGAGGATGGCAGTCCTCGCTCTTCGACGAACTATCAGGAGAACCAGACGATCGATCAATCAGATTCGTTGTAGACGAAATTGGTGGTAAGGGTAAAACGTTTTTTCAAAAGTATCTATTAAGTACGTTAACAGGTGTTCAGGTTATGAGTACAGGTAAAAGGGATGATTTAGCATACATTGTTGATGAAACAAAATCTATATTTCTATTTAATGTTCCACGGGGAGGAATGCAATATCTAAGTTATATATTACTTGAACAACTAAAAGACAGGATGGTATTCAGTCCAAAGTATGAATCAAGAGTAAAGATACTACTTCAAAAGGTACATGTAGTAGTATTTTGCA